TCACAACAGACGGCGATAACATCTAACTCCGTCTCCTCACCGCATGATTGTTCAATTTCTTCAAAGTACTCAAAGAGAATCCCAAGGCCACAGAGACTGAAATTGTCAGGGCGAAGGGCTTTGAATGCGTCTGCAAAGTTAGATTTTGTGATTGTCTGTTTCATGGTGAATGCTCCGATACTTGGTGAGTTGATAGACGGTACAGTGTACCCCGTAGAAGCCCCGTGAGGAGCCTCTAAAAGCTAGGCTGTTACGCTGTTAACCATACCACGACTATAGCGATAAAGCCGAGAATGTAGATAATATTATCAATTGTTTTGTTTGGCATGGTGTTCCCCTTATTTGACTAGATATTGAATACGATTCTGATCGAAGCTGAAATTGTCCACATAGTAGCAAAGGTTTTTAAGTGCCTTGTCGAAGTAGAAGCAAAACTCCCCCACTGGGAAGACCTGGCCATCCTCATCGGTGAGCATACCCTCAACTAGGTAGCTGTCAGGGTTGCCCTCGTCGTTCAGGTACGTGGTGAAACTGAGTGTGTCTGTGTGTGTCATGGTGTTTCCCTTGTTTACTTGGCTAATTTACGATACAGGTCTTGGGCTTCTAGGCTGAGATCGTCAACGTAGGCATCAAAACGACCTAGTAATTCAGCGTCAGAGTAATCATCAGCTAGAGTGTTATAGAGTGCCCACAACTCAGCCCCTGCTTCGCTGAGGTTGCGTTGATCATTAAGACTATGTGAAATATGTGGCATGGTGATTCCCTTTGAGGTTTAGGTTACAGTTACAAAAATTCGTGGCTCTCATATATATATAGCAGGGAAGAACCGTGCCAGTTCTTGTAAGTCATTGATTTATAAGGCCCCTCCTAAACCCTAATAGGGTAAACCCTTAATACTCTAGTATTACTTTGTAAGTATTTAACCCTTAAAAGTAATACTCTGACCCATTTGAACTGGTCTCATTAGCTGGCACAGTATTTGCTTGTCTGTATTTCCATGTCACTTAGGGTAAACCCTGTAATACTTTTGTAATCTAGGTAGTACTTTATAGGTGCTTCATTGTCCCTCACTGCTTACTTTTTAAGCACTATGCTTACTTTTTAAGCACATAGGTGTTACTACCTACGTAGTTCTACTTAGTACTTGATAGGGGGGGAGGGGTAGCTACTATGTTTTACTTTTGTGGGAGCCTCCTAAGTACACAAAAAAGTAGAATAAAGAAAAAAGACATCATGACTAAAAAGTCTAATGAAATCAAAGAAGTTACCTAATTAATTGGGGACAGGTTAGATCATGGGAGAAAAGGAGACCTCAATCTGTTCACAGGAGCCCTGACATAGACCACTTGAGTCTACTATGTGGACACAAGAGCCCTATGAAGGTAGCTATGTCACATAGGAGACAATAGATGATAAATAATTGTAGAAAGATGTAAATAATGCTTGACTTTTAAGAAATAGCCTGTACAATATTCTACATAGATGTAAATCTATCAGGAACTCAAATGAAGCTAAGTAGACAGGCTACTTAGTTAATACAGGAAGTTTCTTAATGAGTTACTAGATTAGCCTTGTGTTCTTCCTTATTAAACACAGGAGGCCTATAATTTAATAACTACTTCATTAAGATTCCTGTATTAAAGAATTTATAAGACATGAAGTAAATGTCATAGTTACTCTAGAGTACTCTAAGTGGTACTACGCATGAGGATTGAAGCCTGAGTCCGCAAGACTTGGTAGCCCCGCCAAAAGAGAGTCAACAGTCCTAGGAAACTTTGAATGAGACGGGTTAGATAGTCAGTCCTCAGTCGTTGTATTACTTACTGTACCCCTTATCATTATCAGTCTATCTCCTACAAGGACAAAGATGACAACAACAACAACCGAAGTAGTAGAACCTCAGCGTAGGAAAGCAGGTAGACCCAAGAAGGGTGAAGTAGTAGCTAAGAAGTCTAAGAACAGGGGTACGCTAGGTAGACCAGCAGGTGACAAGGCTATCATGGATGAGTTTAAAGCTCGTATGCTTAACTCCCCTAAGTCAGCTAAGGTACTAGAGGCTATCTTCGATGCTGCCTTAGATAACGATCACAAGGCCCAGAGTGCAGCTTGGAAGCTCATAGTAGATAGGATTGTCCCTGTTTCATCATTTGAACAAGTCAAACAAGGCGGTGGTATGCCTACCATCTCTATCAACATCAGCTCATTAGGTCAGCCTATCATTGAGACTTTAGATGATGTCTCAGACACAGAGTTTAGGGATATTAATGGCTAACTTAAACTGGTCGCTGCTCCCTTGGCAAGTCGAAGTATGGCAAGCCCCTGAGCGTTTTAAAGTTATTGCAGCTGGTCGCCGTTGTGGTAAATCTAATCTTTCAATTAAGAAAATCATTGCTGCTGGTCTTGAAGCTCCTGCTGGGTCTGCTGTTCTTTATGTTGGCCCCACGCAGTCACAGGTTAGACAAATTGCTTGGGAAGCTATTTTAGAGCAAGGTAGAGAAGTAATTAAATCTGCTCATGTGAACTCTTTGGACATCACCCTTGTGACAGGGGTCAAGATCCACTTAAGGTCAGCTGAGAACCCTGACACCCTGCGAGGATTGAAGCTACATTTTGCCGTTATCGACGAAGCAGCGTTTATTAAGGATGACAACCTTTGGTCTAGAATTATCCGTCCTGCCTTATCTGACTTGAAAGGTGGAGCTTGGTTTATCAGTTCTCCTAGTGGACGGAATTGGTTCTACGATCTCTATAAGGCAGGTTTAGAAGGTGAGGATAAAGATTGGAAGTCTTGGCATAAGACCACTTTTGACAACCCTACCATTGACCCCGCTGAAATTGAATCAGCTAAGAAAAGCTTAAGTTCTTTCTCCTTTAAACAAGAATTTATGGCCTCGTTCGACAACGCTGGTCAGGATGTCTTCAAAGAAACGTGGTTGAAAAAGGCTCCTGAGCCTCAGTATGGCTCTTACGTCATCGCTATTGACTTAGCTGGTTTTGAGGAAGTAGGTAAAAACCCTAATGCAACTAAGTCTAGACTAGACGAAACAGCTATCTCAATCGTTAAGGTATTAGATAATGGTGATTGGTGGGTTAAGAAGATTGAGCATGGTCGATGGGACATTAGAGCTACAGCATCTAAAATCCTTTTAGCTGTGAGGGAATATCAGCCAGTGGCTGTAGGTATCGAAAAGGGCGCGTTAAAGAACGCGGTAGCTCCTTACCTCAATGACTTGATGCGTAAAAACAACGTATACGCGCATATTCACGACTTGACTCACGGAAACCGTCGAAAGCAAGATCGTGTAGTTTGGTCGTTACAAGGGCGATTTGAGCACGGTAGGATCTCGTTTAACGAAGAAGAAGACTGGACTGAAGCATGGGATCAGATCTGTATGTTCCCTACAGCAGGCGTCCATGACGACTTGGTTGACTCCTTGTCTTACTGTGACCAGTTAGCTTTGACCTCATACAATGCTGATTACGAAGACGACGACCACGAAGTGTTAGACATTATTTCAGGATACTAAGTATGAAAAACGGATCTACGCCTAAAGGCTTGTATAGTAACATTCACGCTAAAAAGAAACGTATCGCAGCTGGCTCAGGTGAGAAGATGAACAAAGTAGGTAGCAAAGCTGCCCCTACAGACAAAGACTTCAAAGATGCTGCTAAGACAGCTAAGAAGCCCAAGAAGAAATAACTTGACAAAATACTACTTTTAGTGTAGTATCCGCATTAATTAAATACAAGGCTACATTACATGGCTGAAAACATGAATAGCGATGACGCTCAGTTCGAGGAACCGTCAGAAAGCGACAAAGAGCTAGTCTCTTGGGTGATGGATCACTGTGAGCGCTGGCGTGACTTCCGTGATAACAACTACATGGATAGTTGGGAAGAGTACGAGCGCATCTTCCGTGGTCAGTGGCAAGCCTCCGATTCCACTCGTGAGTCCGAGCGTAGCCGTATCATCTCCCCTGCTACTCAGCAAGCTGTTGAGACTTCTCACGCTGAGATCATGGAAGCCATCTTCGGTCAAGGCGAGTACTTCGACATCAAGGATGACGTCAAGGACGTAAACGGTTCTTCTATCGACGTAGCGATGCTGAAGACTCAGATGATGGAAGACTTCGCTAAGGACAAGATCCGTAAGAGTATCGACCAGATTGGTTTGATGGCTAAGATCTACGGTACAGGTATCGGTGAGATCGTTGTCAAGACTGAGAAAGAGTACATTCCTTCTACTCAGCCTATCCCCGGCGTTACAGGGCAAGCTGCTATCGGTGTAATCGAGCAAGACCGTATCTCTGTCTCCTTGAACCCTATCAACCCTAAGAACTTCTTGTTTGACCCTAACGGTACATCAGTGGATGACTGTATGGGTGTAGCGATTGAGAAACCTGTGAGCTTGCACAAGATCGTAGCAGGTATGGAGTCAGGTATCTATCGCAAGGTAGACATCTCCCCTTACACTGACAATGACACTCTAGAGGCTACTCAGGAGCTGCGTCAGTTCCAAGACGGTAAAGCTACCATGCTCACGTACTACGGCTTAGTGCCTCGTGAGTACTTGGAACAGAAAGAGAATGACGGTAAAGAGGTCATGGATCTCTTCCCTGAGGACTCAGCTGCTGATGACTACTCTGACTTGGTAGAGGCTATCATCGTCATCGGTAACGGTACTCTCCTGCTCAAGGCTGAAGAGAATCCTTACATGATGAAGGATCGCCCAATCATGACGTATCAGGACGATACAGTCCCTAACCGTCTACTTGGTCGTGGTGTGGTCGAGAAGGCCTACAACATGCAAAAGGCTATCGATGCTCAGTATCGTGCCTACCTTGACTCATTGGCCTTGACTACATCGCCCATGATCGCTATGGACGCTACTCGTCTGCCTCGCGGTGCTAAGTTTGAAGTTAAACCCGGTAAAGCCCTCCTGACCAACGGTAACCCGTCTGAGATCATGATGCCGTTCAAGTTCGGTACTACTGACGGTAATGCTCCAGCTGCTGCTCAGAACTTCGAGCGTATGCTCTTGCAAGCTACTGGCACTATGGACACCAACGGCATGATTAGCCAAGTCTCTCGTGATGCTAGCCAAGGCGGTATCTCGATGGCTGTAGCTTCTCTGATCAAGAAGAACAAGCGTACCCTGACTAACTTCCAAGAGGACTTCCTGTCCCCATTTATCAAGAAGGCAGCATTCAGGTTCATGCAGTTCGATCCTGAGCGTTACCCTTCAGCTGACTTGAACTTCGTACCTACAGCTACCTTGGGTATCATGGCTCGTGAGTACGAACAGTCTCAGTTCATCGCTCTCTTGCAGACACTTGGCCCTAACACTCCAGTGCTTCCATTGATCTTGAAGGGTGTGATTGCTAACTCTAGCCTCTCCAACCGTGCTGAGATGATGGATGCTCTCGATAAGATGGCTCAACCTGATCCTAAAGCTCAAGAGATGGCTCAGATGCAACAACAGTTGGCTCTCCAAGCAGCTCAGGCTCAGATCGCTGTTAACGCTACCCAAGCTGAACGTAACAAGGCTGAGGCAGCTAACACGATGATGGAGACTCAGCTCAAGCCTCAAGAGGTTCAAGCTAAGATTATCGCCTCATCTACAAATAATCTGCCTAATAACGACGATTTAGCTACCAGAGAGTTTGACAGACGTGTTAAAATAGCGGACTTAATGCTTAAAGAAGCTGACATGAAGAACAAGTCGAAGATCGTTGAGCTTCAAATGAGCCAAAGTAGGCAAGACGGTATGCTCAAAGAAGCTGAATTCTTAAAACAACTCACTGAAAGCCTGAGTAAATGATACTACAAGACATTGAAACCATGACTGACGCTGAGAAATTAGCGCTGGTTAAGGCTATTCAAGAGAATGTTGCATCTTCCAAGGCAAAGCAAGCATCCTTGGAGACAGGTCAGTACGCAAAGCTGGTCGTTGACGCCATCAAGAAGATCAAAACTGACCTTGAAGAGCGTTATGCGGAGATTAGCGCTGACATCGCAGTAAAATCTGCGGCGATTAGAGATGGTGTAGACGGTATCAACGGCGCTAAGGGCGAAAAAGGTGATACAGGGCTCCGTGGGCTTGATGGAGCTAACGGTAGAGACGGTTTAGACGGTAAAGATGGCGTTGACGGTGTAGACGGCACAGGTGTTACCGATGCTCGTATCGACTTCGATGGCTCTTTGATCATTACGCTCTCTAACGGTAACGAGATCAACGCTGGCGAAGTCGTCCCTATGGATGTCGCTGAGAAGATCAAGGTTATCGGCAACGGTGGTGGTACTTCTCAGTACGTATTGGACGCTATTGACAGTCTTCAGACACAGATTAACGCTGTTTCAGGTGGTTTGAGCTACCAAGGTACTTGGAATGCCTCTACAAACACTCCTACTTTAGCTTCTAGCACTGGAACATCTAATTACTACTACGTTGTTAGCGTTAGCGGTTCTACGGACTTAAACGGTATCACTGATTGGGTTACAGGTGATTGGGCTATCTATAACGGCACAGCTTGGCAGAAGATTGACCAAACTAACTTAGTTACCTCAGTTAATGGCAATACAGGCGCTGTTGTATTGACTGCTTCTAGCGTAGGCGCTGTAGGATCAATAGCCTCTGCCGATGGAAGCATTGTCGTAACTACTGTAGGTACAGCCGTAGACTTAGCAGTATCCCAGACTTCACCAGCTTCAGTTCTAGTTGAGCAAGTACGTAACACAACTGGTGCTACTCTAACTAAAGGTACAGCAGTCTACATCTCAGGTGCTACAGGCCAGATACCGACTGTCTCTAAGGCTATAGCTACAGGGGACTCAACCTCAGCTCAGACCTTGGGTTTGATTACTAGCGACTTAGCTAACAATTCCAATGGTTACGTAACTATCATTGGCTTAATTAGTAATCTCAATACTTCAGCGTATACAGATGGTGCTCAGCTTTATCTTAGCCCCACCACAGCAGGGACTCTGACGGCTACAAAGCCTTACGCACCTGATCATCTAGTGTATGTCGCAGTTGTAGCCCACGCTCACCCAACTCAGGGTAAGTTGCTTGTTAAGGTTCAGAACGGCTACGAGCTAGATGAGCTTCATAACGTAAGCGCACAAAGCCCCACAACAGGTCAGACTATTGTTTGGAATGGTTCTACTTCTCTGTGGGAAAAGAACACTGTATCGCTTACAGCAGGTGTTAACGGTACGCTTCCAGTAGCCAATGGCGGTACAGGTGTTACAACCTCAACAGGTAGCGGTAATAATGTTCTATCCACTAGCCCTACTTTAGTTACCCCTCTTTTAGGTACTCCTACTTCAGGTAACTTAGCTAACTGTACTTTCCCTACTTTGAATCAGAACACAACAGGAACAGCAGCATCGACACCTAAGTTACTATCCACTAACTTCACTATTGAGGAGTCAGGTGGTAAGTTGTTGTTCAAGTACGGAGCTACAACGATTGCCTCTATGTCTTCCACAGGTGTTATCACTTCTGCTACCAACATTGTCTCTAATGGGACGCCTTGACAGGCTTAACTCCCTAACTAATCTTTAACTAGGTAATATAAAACATGGCACAAACTTCTCTTAATTCCACAGGCGTAGCTAGTTCAGGCTCACTTGTCCTCCAAACTAACGGTACAACCTCTGCTGTAACTATTGATACATCACAGAACGTGGGTGTGGGTGTTACTCCTAGTGCTTGGGGCGTCTTTAAAGCTATTGAAATTGGGTCAAGGGGAAACTCTGTTTCTTCTTATGACAGTGGTGGCGTTTACGTTAATAGCAATGCGTACTACAACGGCTCAAGTTGGATTTACAAGATTAGCGCACCAGCAGCCCAGTATTATTCTGCTGACGGTCTTCATGTTTGGCAAAGAGCCTCATCAGGCACAGCAGGAAACGCAATTACTTTCACCCAAGCAATGACGCTTGATGCTAGTGGTAATTTGGGTATTGGTACTACAAGTCCTACTCAGCATTTTGAAATCAGCGGCACTTCAACCCAATATATTTCAGCTATTAGCACTAACGGAGCAAATGCTGGTATCAGAATGAACAGCTCTGGAAACAGAGACTTTGGTATTTTCTCTGATGGCGCTATGCGCTTTTACGACTTTACTGCTGCGGCAGAACGCGCCCGTATCGACTCCAGTGGTAGCTTCCGCATTAACACTACTTCAAACGTTTATGGCAGTGGTGAAATATTAAGTGTTCGCACAACCGATGGAACTGGAGGAACAGGTGCTGGAATTAGAGGTGAGAATTCAATTCTTTTAGGTCTTTGGAACTCCACATCAGGCTCAACTACTTTAATTGGTTTTTCAGCAGGCTCTGGTGGCGCAGGTGTTGGAAGTATTACAACAAACGGTTCTACTACCCTGTATAACACTACTTCAGACCAACGCTTAAAAGAAAATATCTTAGATGCTGATTCTGCTTCTAACCTAATTGATTCTTTGCAAGTGCGTAAATTTGATTGGAAAACAAACGGCTCACACCAACGCTATGGTTTTGTGGCACAAGAGTTGTTATTAAGCGCCCCTGAAGCTGTTTATCAACCTGAAGACACAGAACAAATGATGGCAGTTGATTACTCCAAACTTGTACCTATGCTGGTCAAGGAAATCCAATCCCTGCGTCAACGTGTCGCACAACTTGAATCTAACTAAGGAAACATCATGACTACTTACAACTGGCAAATCAACCAAATGGATCGCTTAACCTCTGACGGCTTTGTCGTTACTGTTCATTACACGGTCAGCGCTGAAGACACAGGCACAACAGCATCCACCTACGGCACTATTGGCTACACCGAAACAGAAGGTGAGACATACACACCTTTTGCATCTTTGACTGAAGCTCAAGTGATTGCATGGGTAAAAGACAAGCTAGGCGAGGCAACTGTAGAGGCTGCATTGGCTGCTCAAATTGAAGCACAGCGTAATCCTGTTAAAGCCTCTGGTTTGCCTTGGTAATAGATTTATAAAAAGTACTATAAAATACTACGATTTCGTAAGAAATCTATTGACAAAGTAGTTAAAATAGTATACATTACATTCTTATTAACTATAAAGGACTCCATCTAATGGAACAATCCTCAAGTACCCAAGATTTAAGTAAATTCTACGATGATGCCTTCGACATGATGTCCACTCAAGGGTGGAAAGATCTCATGGAAGACATCCTCAAAGTAAAGGATAGCTACGACAAACTATCTTCTGTCACGGAAACACACCCTATTGACTTTCGTCGTGGACAGATGGATATTTTGAACTGGTTATATGGCCTGAAGGAGGCCTATGGTCGTACTTACAAAGACCTTCAAGAAACTGGAGAGGTGTAATGCCTCGCAGGATTTTTGAATTTGTTTGTTTGAACAACCATCGCACTGAAGCTTTTGTAGACACTGAAGTCCACGCAACTCCTTGTAAGGAATGTGGCTCTGAGGCTACGAGGGTAGTGAGCGCACCTACCATGAAGTTAGAAGGCTTTACAGGCTCTTTTCCAACAGCTTATGACGCATGGGAACGCAAGCGATCTGAAAAGCTCGCCCAAGAACGAAGGCAGAACGCAGACTCATAAGTCTTAATAGACCGGGTTTATTTTAAATATATAGAGATCCTAGAACCACATCTTATACGTGGCAGGAAAAAGGAATTAGTATGTTAGTAGATGATAATGAAGATAGTACTTTAATTGGTGAACTCGACGTAGTTGAACAACTCACCGCAGCGCCCAAGATTGAAGATGATCACGCAAGTGAAGACACAATCCCTGAGAAATACAAAGGGAAGTCCTCACAAGAGATTATCAAGATGCACCAAGAGGCTGAAAAGCTCATTGGTAAACAGGCACAAGAAGTTGGTGAGGTTCGTAAACTTGCCGATGAATTGCTGAAACAAAGTCTATCAAACAATAAGCCTACCGCACCTACTGAAGTAGAGCCTGAAATTGACTTCTTTGAAGATCCACAGAAGGCAATTCGTAATTCTATTGACAAGCATCCAGATGTTCTCGCTGCACGACACAGTGCTCAAGAATTTAAGAAGATGCAGATTCAACAGAAGCTAAACCAGAATCATCCTGACTTTCAGAATGTTGTTCAAGATCCTGAGTTTGCGGAGTGGGTAAAACAATCACCCGTCCGTCTCGGTTTGTACGCTAAAGCTGATGGTGAGTTTGACTACGATAGCGCTAACGAATTGTTGTCTACCTTTAAGCAACTTAAACAAGTTAAGACGCAGCAGGTGGCAACCAAAGGTAAAGAGACACTGAAGCAGAACTTAAAAGCTGTTGCAGTCGATACCGGTGGTACTGGTGAATCATCGAAGAGAGTGTATCGTAGGGCCGACCTTATTCGGCTGCGAATGAGTGATCCGGATCGTTACGAAGCTTTGGAGCCTGAAATCAGGGCTGCTTACGCTGATGGACGAGTCCGGTAAGAGTTTTAATTAATTGTAATATCTAGGAGTATTTAAAATGGGTCTCGGAACATCACACGTAACCGTAACAACCGCAGCAACGTTCATTCCAGAAATTTGGTCTGATGAAATCGTAGCTGCTTACAAGAAAAACTTGGTTGCTGCTAACCTCGTCAAGAAAATGAGCTTCAAGGGTAAGAAAGGTGACACCGTTCACATTCCTAGCCCTACACGTGGTTCTGCTTCTGTCAAGGCTGCATCTACTCAAGTGACTTTGATCGCTGCAACTGAAACTGAAGTGCAAGTTTTGATTAACAAGCACTACGAATACAGCCGCATGATCGAAGATATCGTCGAAGCTCAAGCTCTGTCTAGCCTGCGTTCATTCTACACAGATGACGCTGGTTACGCATTGGCTAAGCAAGTTGACCAAGACATCATCCGTTTGGGTCGTTTGTCTCAAGGTGGCGCTGGTGCTCGTTACGCTGGTGCTTTCATCGGTTCTGACGGTACTACCGCTTATGACTACACCACTGACAACCAAGCTGCTCTGACTGACGCTGCAATTCGTCGTTCTATCCAGCGTTTGGATGACTCTGATGTGCCTATGGACGGTCGTTTCTTCATCGTTCCTCCATCGACTCGTAACACCTTGATGGGTTTGGCTCGTTTCACTGAGCAAGCTTTCGTGGGTGAACAAGGTGGTTCTAACACCATCCGTAACGGTGAAATCGGTGATGTGTACGGCGTGAAAGTGTACGTGTCTACCAACGCTGACACACCTACTGATGCCAACGATGGTTCAGGTACAGCTCAACCAGCTCGTATCGCTCTGATGGCTCACAAGGACGCATTCGTGTTGGTCGAGCAAGTTGGTATCCGTTCACAGACTCAGTACAAGCAAGAATACCTCGGTACTCTGTTTACTGCTGACACTCTGTACGGTGTTGCTGAGTTGCGTGACTACTCTAGCGTTGCCTTGGCAGTTCCAGCTTAAGGGTAAATAGACTGAAGGGGCTTCCCCGCAACGGAGTGAGGATCACAAGTTCTCGCTTCGCTGCGATCACAAGGGAGGCTCCTTTGGTCTATTTACACTTGGACTAACACTACCATGACAGCTACCTTTCGTTGTATCCAGAGCGGTAATACCGTTACCTTTGTTCATCAAGTTGATATTGACTCAATGAAGAACCATCCTGACTACACGCCTGTTGTAGAGGTTGTTCCTGAAGTGGTGGAGGAAGTCCCTAAGAAAGCAGGTCGTCCAAAGAAAGTTGATATTACATCTGAAGAGGTGTAAGCATGGATGACGTATCAGCTCGTGAATTTGGTCGTCTAGAAGCTCAGGTAGAAGCTCTTCAATCTGATGTACATACTCTACGTGATGACGTTAAGTGCCTTCTAGAGCTTGCTAACAAGTCTAAAGGTGGTTTCTGGATGGGTATGACTATTGCCTCTTTCGTAGGTGGAGCCATCACATTCTTCATGGATAGAATCTTTAAGTAAGGACATAGTATGGCTACTAAGAAACAAACAGCTAAGATGGGTAAGGTTATGGGTGAGTACAAAGAAGGTACTCTGCATAGCGGCAAAGGTGGCCCTGTAGTTAAAGACCGTAAGCAAGCTATCGCTATCGGCATGTCTGAGGCTAAGATGCCCATGCGTGGTCAGCGCACAGCTAAAAACAAGGCTAAGAAGTAATAATGGCGTTACCTACTTACCTTTCCTTGGTGAATGACGTCTTAGGGCGTCTTCGTGAGCCTACTGTCACTTCTGTTAATCAGAATACAATGAGTATCCTTGTCGGTAAGTTCGTGAATGACGCTAAGCGTGAGATCGCTGATGCCTACGATTGGGATGCCTTTACAACCTCTGTCACAGTTCCTACTGTAGCTAGTCAATACACTGGTTACAGCTTAACTGGTGCAGGTACTCGCTTCAAGGTTATCAACGTCTTAGACATCACTGACTACGGTTCATTGATACCTTCCACTGTTGACGATATTGAGCGCCGTGTGTTCAGTACAGCTTCCCCTCAGAATGCAGATCCTAGCGAATACGCCTTTAAGGGTGTAGACAGTGATGGTGACGCACAAGTCATGTTCTACCCTATCCCAGCAGGTGTTAACAACATTCGTTTTAGCTTGGTTGTGCCAGAAAATGACTTCGTTAATGATGGTGATACAACTAAGCTTCCTAAAGAGCCTATTGTCCTGATTGCTAAAGCTTTAGGTTTAATTGAACGTGGTGAAGACGGTGGCTTGAATAGTTCAGAGGCCTATGCCATTGGTAAGAAGTCTTTGGCTGATGCTATCGCCATTGAGCTTGCTCGTTCCCCTGAAAATGAAATGTGGCGTCCGGTATAATGTCACAGCAAATACAAGCTTACTCCATTAACGCACCCGGATTTTTCGGATTAAATACTCAGGACTCGTCTCTAGATTTAGTCTCAGGTTACGCGTTAACAGCTACTAACTGCGTTATTGACCAGTATGGGCGTATCGGTGCTCGTAAGGGATGGTCTCCATCGCATTCAACTTTAGCTGCTTTAGGATCATCTGATGTTAAAGCTATCGGTGAACTGATCACAATAGACGGTACTAGCTACACTATCTGTGCAGGTAACAACAAGCTGTTTAAGTTAGTAGGAACTACGCTCTCTGAACTGACTTACGGTGGTGGCGGTACAGCTCCTACAATCACAGCTAGTAACTGGCAGATGGCTTCCCTCGGTGGAGGTATTTACCTGTTCCAAGAAGGTTACACACCTCTTGAGTTCAACCCATCAACATCCACGACACAGTATCGCCGTATCTCTGAGATGTCAGGCTACGCAGGTACTGTGCAGCAAGCTAACGCTGTTATCAGTGCCTATGGTCGTCTTTGGAACGTAGGTACAACTACTGATAAAGTAACTATCCAATGGTGTGATACTAAGCAACCTTACGATTGGGCAGCTGGATTAGCAGGTACTTTAGACACTACAACTGTGTGGCCTAAAGGTGGTGATGTCGTAGTGGGCTTAGGTGCTCATAACGGCTTCTTGTTTGTCTTCGGTAAGAACAACATCCTTGTCTACTCAGGAGCTACAGACCCGTCAGCTTCCACCTTCTTGCTCCATGATGTGATCACAGGTATTGGCTGTGTTGCTAGGGACTCCATTGCTAACACTGGCTCAGACATCATCTTCTTGTCTCAAACTGGTGTCCGTAGCTTACAGCGCACTATTCAAGAGAAGTCAGCTCCTTTGCGTGAGCTTAGCAAGAACGTCCGTAATGACTTGATTGCTTACTTGAACTCTGAGGTAGCTGCTGACATCAAAGCTGTTCACTCCCCTCTTGATGCCTTCTACTTACTGTCTCTTCCTGTCGCTAAGCAAGTGTACTGTTTCGACACTAAGGCTCAGTTGCAAGATGGTGCAGCAAGGGTAACAACATGGGACTCTATCGAGCCTAAGAGCTTCTGTGCTAAGCAAGACGGTACTCTGTTGTTAGGTAAGGCAGGTTACATAGGTTCTTACACTGGTTATTTGGATAACTCATCTACTTACCAGATGCAGTACCACACTAACCATACTGACTTCGGTGCTCCTTCTGTTACCTCAATCTTGAAGTCAATCTTGGTGACTGTTATCGGTGGTAACGGACAAGCGCTCACAATCAAGTGGGCTTACGACTTTACAGGTAACTTCTACCCTGAAAACGTAACTATTCCAGCTAATAACATTGCTTATTACGGTCAAAGCGAATACAATTACGGCTTTGAATACTCTAGTGGTCAAGCTCTTTCAGTCTTGAAAGCTTATCCTACAGGCTCAGGTAAGGTAGTGCAAACAGGTTTTGATGCGTACATTAACGGCTCACCCCTGAGCATCCAAAAGGTAGAGATTCTAGCTAAGAACGGAAAGATTTTATCATCATGAAACTTTTCTTTCTAGCTTTCATGAAACAAGGAGATTGACTTGAACTATACGAAAAGCGTTAACTTCGCAGCTAAGGATAGCTTATCCACTGGTAACTCAGCTAAGATTGTACGTGGTACTGAGATTGACACTGAGTTCAATAACATCGCCACAGCTATCGCATCTAAGGCTGATGGTGACTTCACTGTCTTCGGTTTCGTAGAGACTGCTGGTGTCTTGTACATCCAAGTGAGCGGCACTAGCGTAGCTAAAATTGACAGCTCAGGTAATTTCACTGTTATCGGTAATGTCGTCTCTAACGGCACAATGTAAGGTTCCAGTTGTTATACGTGGCGAGTATGTCATGTATCTGGAATTGTTTGATAACCATCTCTGGTTCCACACAGACATCTTAAAGTGGACAGCGGATGTAAAAAAGAGATACACAGAAGATTTAAGTAGGCTCGAAGATTTAGTTGGCGTTACGCTCATGGCCCTCATTACTGAAGACAACCATAAACTTGCTAAATTTGCTAAAACAGTTAATTGGGAAGTAAAAGGACAGATTATGTTAAACGATGGCTCTAAAGGCTTTATCTACGCTTCTAAGCGTCCAGTAGGGGAGAATTAATATGGGTGATTTTGTAAGTAATATTACAGACAGTATTGGCGACATCGGCAGCAGCATTGGCGGTGCAGTCAGTGATGTAGGCTCGTTTGTCGATGATGCGGCACACGTAGCAGCTCCGTATGTTGCAGCCTATTATGGTATTCCACCTTCGGTAACTAATGCAGCTTTAAATATGGGTAGCTCAGGAGGTGGCTCAGCTCCTGCCCGTCCTGCTACTTCTATGGCGAGTAATTACAACTACGCTAATAACTACATGCCTTCTCAAGGTGGCTACGGCACTGGTGGTTCTATGATGGGGCCACAGCCTATCATTATTAACAACACTCCGGGTCAAACACAACAAGATCAGTCTCAGGGAGGCATGTTCTCTCAACTGCTGCCTTTCCTGCTAGCCTCTGGTGGAGGTCTTCAACAGCAGCAAGTCAACAAAGAAGCTGCTCAGACACAAGCTGATGCTCTTCGTGCAGCTGGACAAGTCGCTTCTCAGTCTGCTCAGTTCCGTCCTGTAGGTACTACAACTACCTTCGGTACTTCTAACTTCAAAGTTGATCCTACCACAGGTCAGTTAACCTCTGCTGATTATAGTTTGTCGCCAATGTTGCAGCAATACCAAGATCTGATCATGGGGGGTAACCGTCAATCGTTAGCCGATGCGGAAGCACTTCAGAAATTAGGTCGGGGGTATGTTGCTGAATCCCCTGAAGCTGCTGCACAGAAGTACATGGAGAATCAGTTAGCTTTGTTAGCACCTAGCCGTGACATGGAGTCAGCTCGATTGGCTAACCAGTTGCAACAGACAGGTCGCACAGGTGTCTCAGTTGCCCAAGGCGGTAACTTAAACATGGCTAACCCTGAACAACAAGCTCTTCAGAATCGCCGTATGATGGAAGATCTTCAGTTGGCTTCTCAAGCTCAGCGAGAAGGTAGAGCACAAACTCAGTTCGGTCAAGGCTTGCTTACAAGTGCTTATGATCCCTTTAACGCCGGTATTAAAACTGCTGCGGGTGTGGAAAGCTTGGCTAGACAGCCGTTTGACATATCTACCTCTTTGGCTCAACAAGCTTCTCAAGCAGGTGCTAATGCTGGTCGCTTAGGCTACACAGGCGCTTCTGAGGCTGCTAATGCGATGCTCCGTGCTAACCAAGTAAGCCCATTTGCGGACATCCTGACTGCTTTGGGTAAGACTCCTACAGCCACATCAGCTATTGGTGGTGCGATTGGCGGCTTGTTCGGCGGTAACGCATCAGGTGGACAAGGCGGTGGTGGTGGAATAGGCTTGATGTACGAGCCCTCTAGCTCTTATGACCCCGGATTCTTTGGTAGCTCAGGTGGCACTAGCGTCTATAATCCAGATGCCTTCAATATGAACACTGATTACGGCAACGGCGGTATGGACTTCGGAGGCTACACTGATGGTGGTTTCGATACTGGGGGTTTTGACTTCGGTAATTTTGACTTCAGCAACTACTTCAGCTAAGTTAAGGAAAGACATAATATGGCAGCACAAGACTCAATGGTGGCAGGGTTATTCACTACCCCTGAACAGTACCAAGAACAACAGCGTCAAGCTCTTTACAACCAAGCTGTAGCTGAAGCTAAACTAGACCCTTATCAACAAGCTCGTGTGAACCTCCAAACAGGTGTACAAGGTCTTGCTCAGACAGGTGCTGGTATGCTAGGCGCTGAAGACCCTCAGATGAAGATCATGGCTATGCGTAAGCAAGTCTTGCAAGGCCTTGACCCTAATGATTCCGCTTCTATCACCAAAGCTGCTCAGGCGTTGGCTCAAGCTGGAGATCAACAAGGTGCTATGCAGTTGGCTCAGAAGGCTTTGGAGATTCGTAATGTTGAGTCTCAGATCTCAGGACGTACTGAGCAACGTGAAGCAGACCGTGCTGACAAGCTGACAATAGCTCGTGAAAAGATTCAAGCTAGACTTGATGAGGCAGAGCGTAAAGGGGCGTCAGATAAAGAAATAGCTCAAATGAAGATTGACGCTCAAAAAGAACTTAAAATGCTTGTTGCTAATATGGGCGGAGGTTTAACAGATCTCAAGAGACAAATACTTGAAACAAAGTTGGAGACAGAAAAAGAAAAGAAAGCATCAGCAGCTGAAGCAACTACAGGTCGTTTAGAAAACCTGATTGATAGCACAGCCAATGTGATGACTACTATTGAAAAGGCCAAAGGACAGGTCAGCGGAACTACAGCGGGCATGGGTGGTCGTTTGTTGGGATGGACAACAAGTGCTACAGACTTGGAAGAGACTCTTAATACAGTTAAAGCTAACCTAGGTTTTGATCGCTTGCAACAAATGCGTAACGAATCTAAGACAGGCGGCGCATTGGGACAAGTGGCTGTAAAAGAACTTGAGCGCTTAGAAGCCGCTCGTGCTAGTTTGAACCGTGCTCAAAGCCCTGAGCAGCTGAAATCTAACTTAGACAATGTGTATCAAGCTTATTCTAATTGGCGTACAGCTGCAACTAGAGCATTGGAAGAAAAGAAGAAACCTGCCGCAGGGCCAAACGCAGCGCCAACTAGTAAGCTTACGTTTGAACAGAAAGTCCAACGTACTATGGCTGATCCCGCAAACGCAGGTAAAACTCGTGCTCAAGTAGAAGCATCTTTACGTGCTGCTGGACATAATTAAGGAACAAAATGGCAACTCTTCCACAAACACAAGAAGAAGCTCGTAAGTTAATCCTTCAAAAGCAACAGTCTTTACAGCGTCAATATGCTCAAGAGCAAGCGGCTGGCACACTTACACGTAGTAAAGAAATTCAACTTCAACAACAGTTTCGAGACCTCAGTAAACAACTACAAGTTGCTCAATTAGGGACTGCTGGAAGCGTTGGTAAGGGTCTATTGTCAGGTGTACGTCAGAACTTTGATTTTATGGGTCGTGGTCTAAACGCAGCTGCTCCCATATTGTCTATGCCAGCGCAAGTTTCCCAAGCTATAACTAATTATAAATTTGGTCGTCAGGTTAATGAACCCCAAAGCCAAGAACAATTAGTTCCTTTCCGTGCAGGTCAAGGTGTCGGCAGTATTGCTTCTGGAATGCTAACACCGGGAAACACAGCAAAATCTGTAGCTACAGCGGTTGGTCTTACTGCTGCTGATATTGGCATTGAAGCCACAGGTGGCCCTCAGTCTTTGGCCTCAGGCGCTTACTTGCTCAGTTTGCTAACTAAGGGCGGCTGGCAGGGTATGAAGAACTGGCGTGAAGGTCGTAAGTTTGACGAGTTAATGAAGAACTTGCCACCTGATATGCCTGAGCTGGAAAAGAATGCTCTTAAGCGTTTTATGCTTACAGGTCAAGGCTCAGATAATGGCATTGTAGCCGCTGCTATGCAGAAGTTAGAGACTAAGCCTGAATACGCTGAAATGTTAAAAAAGCTTCGTGAAGGAGCTACTGAGCAGACATTGTCTGGTATGCGTCCTAAGGAAGGTAAATTAACTAAAGAGCAAGCTGGCACAGGTTTTGTACAGACAATCCAAAATAAGCTTGACGGTCTTAAAGAGACTGTCGCTAAGTCTATCTTTGATCCTGATCGTTTGAGTTTGTATGATAAAGCTAAAGGCTATGGCGGCGGTAAAGCTATTGTTGATCCTAAAACAACAGTTGCAAACATTGATAACTTAATCAAAGAGTTTGAAGCTAAGAATACACCTGATGCTGAGAATTCAATCAGGGCTTTAAAGGCCGTTCGTGAACGCTTTGCCCCTACGTTTACCACCGAAGCTCGTGGAGCTACCCAATATACGGTAGACAAAGGCATCCAAGGAAACACTGTAGCAGGTACTCCAGCTGGCACTCGGATTGAGAACCGTACCATGACTACCTATGATGCAGTAGGTATGCCTCAGACTAAGACGATTCAAGTCGAAGTTCCTTATGCAGGTAGTCCAGCAGTTACCTCAGCAGGTAAAGCACCTACTATGGGGACTATTCCGGGAGCTCCTTCAGTAACTATTCAACAGAATGTGCGTCCTGTAACTATTGAACAAGTACAAGGTATTTTATCTGAGTTTGGTAAGAAGGCTTCTAAGGAAGACCGTCTGTTGCAAGATCTGTCTATCTCTTCTGAGCAACGAATCAGTGCTGCCATCTTTGGTGGGATGAAGGACGATATTCGTGCTTCTTTGGGCAAGGTTACTGATCCTAATGATCGTAAAGCTCTTACTATCCTAACTGAAGCACGTGATAAAACTTCTGAGGCTGCTAAGCGATATAACGACGCTGTCGCTCAAGGTATGCCAGCTTTCTTAAAAGACTCTAATCCAGCTTCTTTAGATTTTCCTACTCTTGCTGCTCAATATGAAAAGTTAACCCCTCCACAACGTGCCTCTGTGCGTCAATGGGTTGGCGACACTGATCCTGAGATTTTGAAGCAATTTGATCGCCAAGTGTATACAAACTTCCTTGACAAGGCTCGTGATGCCGATGGTGCAGTTGATCTAGGTAAGCTCACGAGTCTCTGGAATAGCACTAAACCTGCTGATCGTGACGCCGTAACTATGGCTTTGGGTGTGAATGCTGGTGAGTTTAATGCTCGTATGCGTGACGCTACAGCTTTTAACAACCGTATTCGTGTAGCACAACCTGCGGTAGAAGCTGGTGATTTTGCTGCGGTGGCCCCGTCAGCTGCTCGTTTAGCTGGTGCTACCTTAGGTTATGGCGCTCACCAAGGCGTAATGTTGACAGCCGATGTTGCTAAACAATTACTGGATAAGACAAAGTTGACTGATGATCAGTTAATGAAGCTCTTATTGTCTACCGAAGGTGCTGACTTTTTGAAGACTCAGAAGTTGACTCCCGGTTCTGCTCAATTATTAGATAAATTCACTCAGGTAACTACACCTTCTGCGCCAGCTACAGGAACAGTGCAGCAAGTCGGTGCTCAGCTACAGGAACCAACAGTACCAGAACAAGCAGCTCCTCCTACAGCGGTGGTCATTCCATCGTTTGAAGAAGAGCCTACAATGCCTACTGCTCCTCAAGCTGCTCCAAATAGTAATCAAGTAGTGATCCCTAACTTTGACGAGTAATTGTGCCTCTAATCCTCCTTGCTGGTGCTCTCAAGGCTGTTGAGGCTATCCAGCAAGGATGTGAGCTTTATAAAGAATACAAAGGTGTAGTACTTAAGGCTAAAGAAACCTTCGATGAGGCTAAGGAGCACGTTGAAGAGGTAGTAGGCCTGTGGCAGTTCATTAAGTCTAAGATCTTCCCTTCTTCAGAGCCTGAACCTCCCAAGCCTGTAGTGCAGGAGACTGCTCAGAAGGTCTCACAAAGTGTAACTAAACGAGCTCCACCTGTACAGTATAGTGAGCAGCAGATCAAGGGCGACTTAATAAAGAACTTGAAGGTCTTCTTCAAAGCAATGATAGCCATTGACAAGAAGATAGCTGAGCAGCAGTTGAGGATAGACACACAGTTCATTGAGTCTGATGAGCTACTTGATGTCTCCCTTGATTTAGTGATAGCTAAGAAGGAGATGGAGAAGGCTCAGAAAGAGCTTAGAGAGACTATGGTTTACCAGAGCCCTCCTGAGCTTGGATCGCTCTACAGTGACGTTATCGAGATGTTCGGAATAGTACAGGAAAAACAAGAAGTAACATACCTATTAACTGTTAAGCGTAGGAAAGAGGAATGGCAACGCAAAAACAATCTACTTTCCAAAATAAGACAACGAATAGCGTGGGTAATCGTAGTGGCTCTAATAGTGGTGGAAATATGGGCAATAATAATAGCAATAGTTCTAGCGAGACCGCCTACATAAGCTTCCTAGTTCTCCTTACCCTTCTATTCTTCATTATCTTACCGTTTGAACTCTATCTCTATATTATCGTACAAGATCACGTACAAACCTGTCCTAAATAAGGAATCTAAATGAATGACATCTTATCAGGCCTACTTAAGAACGTAGCTCCCGGCCTAGCTACTGCTGTGATGGGGCCACTAGGCGGGGCTGCTGTGTCCGCATTGGCTTCTAAGTTCGGTGTCTCAGATAGCGTAGAAGCTGTCGCTAAAGCTATCTCAGGTGATCCTCAGGCTGCTCAGAAGCTCCAAGAGCTAGAGCTTGAATTCTACAAGGTAGAGCAGAAAGCTGTATCAGAGCGTTGGACAGCAGACATGAACTCAGACAGTTGGTTATCTAAAAATATTCGCCCGATGTCGCTTATTGCTATTCTTGGTGGGTATTTTGTATTTGCAATGATGTCAGCTTTTGGTTATAATGCAAATGAATCGTATGTTACCTTGCTTGGTAACTGGGGTATGCTGATATTTGGGGCCTATTTTGGATCTCGAAGCTTGGAGAAGATCACTGAAATGAGGACTAAGAGTGACAAGTAAAGTTTGCCATATTTGTAAAGAAAATAAACTTTTCACAGATTTTAATAAAAGTGCTAAATCTAAAGATGGTTTACAACATTATTGTAGGCTTTGTTCAAACAAAAACCGCAAGGAGTGGGATTTAGCGGATCCTGAACGCACACGGGGCAAATACCTTAGAGAAACCTATGGAATTAAGTTGTCAGATTACGACGACATGCTTGAAGCTCAAGGACACAAATGTGCCATCTGTGGGCAGGACGAGACAAGGTTTAAAAAGAAACTTGTAGTAGATCACGATCACGCTACTGGCGAAGTTCGACAACTATTGTGCAATATGTGCAATCACGGTATCGGCAACTTTAAAGACGATATTGACTTAATGGCTAACGCTATTAAATACATTTTAAAACACTCTAAGGTAGGAAAGAAATAATGAAAGAAATGTTACAACAGTGGCTGAATAAGCCAAAGCCTAGTGTTGAAGAGATTGAGGCTGGTGTGTGGGCTTTCGTAGTCAAGTCTATCACCACTATGGTAATGGTTATCGCCTTCGGTGTCCTGTGGCTCATTGGCTTCGAGGAACAAAAAGACACTCTGGCCCCTATTGACGCAGTGTTCCTTGAGATCCTTAAAGCTATTGCCTTCATGGGCGTAGGCGCTATGGGAGCTATCTCAGGTCGTAAAGGCTCTGCTGCTGCACCTACACCAAATAAAGAAGGAGAATAATCTTGCAACTATCCGAGCACTTTAGCCTTGAAGAGGCAACACATAGCGACACAGCTATCCGTCAAGGTATCGACAATCAACCGTCTACTGTCCAGCTTGAGAACATGAAGATAGCTGCACAGAAGCTAGAGCAACTGAGAGCAGTTACAGGCCCATTGAACATTAATTCATGGTTACGTCTACCAGCTGTGAACGTAGCTGTTGGAGGCTCTAAGGTCAGCTCTCACATGGATGGTTGGGCCATTGATGTCTCCAGCTCTAAGATGACTCCTTACCAACTGTGTCAGGAAGTCAAGAAGGCAGGTATCAAGTTCGATCAGATGATCCATGAGTTTGGTCGCTGGATGCACATCTCCTTTGCCCCTGAGATGAGACAACAAGAGCTTACTATCTTCAAACCTGAAGGTAAGTACAAAGCAGGTATCCTAACGGAAGCTGAGTACAAAGCCTGATAAGGCGTAAGCCTGATAACAGATACAATAAAGCCTCTAATGTTCCTTTTGAGATCATTAGAGGCTTTTTGTTGTCTGCTATTAGTTAAACAGTATAGCTATGTTAAACAATCCTAAATGGATGACAATGGCAGTGCAAAACTGATACTGTCCTTCTTCGCTCTCTACGATTGCCTCGTCAGTATGGATGATACCTACGACGAAACCACCTGACCAATCAAAATCTATCATCATGTCCAATGTCTCCAAGTGTTAGCAATTATGTGAACACAGGTGATCATCTCGACCACCCGCATAAAAACATTGATGTTAAATTTCACATACCCCCGCCAGTTTAATTTTACCTGCGTGTACTTTAGCGTGGCAGTTTCGACAAAGTACAACACATTTTTCAGCTTCTTTTAAGAAGTTTTCAAAACGTCCTCGGCGACTAGGATCTCCTTCTTTTGTTGTAGGGTCTAAATGGTGCATATCAAGACATACAGGGTCGTTTTCCTCACAAACCAAACAACCTCGTTCCGCTTTCCATGCACTTATTTTAGACCTCTCATTAGTAAAATAACCCCTTGCTTTTTCGAGATTATTGTTACGCCAAGCACTTGAGCGTTTATTTATACACTCTTTACAGCTGGCTCTAGGAGTACTATGAAAAGCCCCTAAGGGCTTCTCCTCTTTACAGGTGGAGCATGTTTTCATTAAATGTCACAAATTCCAGCGACACATGCAAGGGTTTGGGCTCCTTCCACATTATCAGTCTTCTCAGTCATGTTTTCCCAATCAATCTCTTTAGGCATCTCAGATACCAGTCGATCATACTCTGCCTCATTGATAGACTCATAGGGAGCTTGGCGATAAGTTCCACCGTCCATCGGAAGATATGATACACCAGTGATTTCATCGAAGTTTTCCCATGTCCAAGCGCCTACCTTAGGCCACTCATTCTCATTCACTGAGATAGTCACTGAAGGTTTATGCTCACACCAGTGGCGCTGGAATGTCAACCACAAGTCCAAGTGTTCAATAGCTGACAAGTCCTCACGCAGACGAGCACCCTCTGGTGTCTTCATAGGGAATGAGAAGATAGCTGTTGACTCAGGCTTCATGACACAAGGCTCCCAAGGGAAACCTGCTGACTTCAGGAAATCAGTGATTGGATCTTTGGCATCAGAGCGTACGCGACGAATGAAATAAGCGCTATGTTGAGGATGAATGCCGCTAGCAGTACCAGTAAGCTGGCTAACAGTTCCTTCGGGTTTGACACAAGTGATCGCAGCAGACACATTGATCCCAAGTTCAGCAGCAAGATGCTTATTAGTATCCACAGCAACATTCTTTAGTTCCTCAAGTCGAGCTGGCAGTTCTTTATCGTAGGCATTGTTGAGCAAGGTATTGTCTAAGATACCTGTCATGGAGACACCCAACAAACGCTCTTCCTCAGTGTTAGTCTGCCACACCTTACGAAGGTACGGGAAGTTGGTCAACGTCGATTGGAAGGTTCCCAAGATTGTCGCAATAGCGACTTTTTCTTTAAGAGACTCCAATGTATCCCCCGCACGAACAATAACTGAGCTGAGGTTGCAGAACTGGTAAGGGCGGAGAATAATTTCAGAACAAGGGTTAGTACCCCACTCTTTATGGAGTACACGACGACCATTCTTAGACGCTTGAATCTCTGAAGCGTAACGGTTAAAAATTCCACGCTCACCTGAGTGACTTTCATAAATGTTGCTCCATTCACGCATAAACTGGCCTACGTCAGGCTTGACATCGTACACTGCTGAGTTGTTAGCCAAGGCTCGTTGACCGTTACCATCCCACCAAGCTCCTGCTTTGGCCTTAGCCATACGGTCATCACCCAAGTCAGACAAGCTAATCATTGCTGAGCGTCTTACACCACCGACAACAACCACCTCTCCGATTTTGCACAGAATGTCATGGGCTTCGATGGAGAAGAGCTTACGACCTGAGGCAGACTTAAATTTAGCCACAACGTATTTGAACAATTCCACAAGAGGTTCTGGGCCACTTGCACGACCACCAAACGTCTTGAGTCGTGTACCTGCCGGGCGAACACTAGAGACATCCCATCGAGGGACTTCACCTGCCCATAGGAGGGCCATAACTTGTCGTAATGCCTTTGCCCATCCCTCTTTGGAGTCTTTAACGTAAACCACAGTATTAGACTCATACAGCTTTTCAGGAATCTCAGGTAAACGGTTGACATACTTCTGCTCCACGGAAAAACCTACACCTGTGCCACACAGGAGAATGTACATAGCTTCATCGAAGGCCTTAGGGTCATCAATGGGGAGATATGAACAGTTGTAACCTGCTACGTTCTGACGAGCTAAAGCATCACCTGAGGTCATGATTGAGCGCATCGAGGGCATCACATCCAAGTTAACGATAGCATTGAACAGACGGTCATAGAGAGGGCCATCAATGGTGTAATTATGGTTAGTCCGAAGATGCTTGCTCATGAAATCCATGTAGCGATAGGCTGTCTCATGCCAGTGTTCACGACGACCTTTATCGTCTAGGTATCGGCTGTATCGGCTCTTTGCAATGTATGTCTGGTACGGGGTCATTGTTGTAGTTGTCATTGGCGCGTTCATTAATTGTTTTCTTTCTGTTCTGTATCAATTATCGTTATCAAGAGATATACTAACTCACTAAGATCTTCTTCATTTAGCACATCCTTCAGAGGAATGCCGTCTTCAATAAAGCTAGCTGCTTTCCTACATTTTTTAAGAAGTTTGAGGTCGAGACTATCAAGCTCATATATCATATTGTACTCCTGTCATTGTTGTTGCTTAGTTTCGTATTTAGAGATTAGAAAAAGAATGGAATTAATTGCTTGCATCAGTTGGAGCTGATCGTGCAAAGTCATCCCTGTTAAAGGAGGGACAGGATTAGGCCATTTAGCCCTCACACCGTCCCAAAAAGGTGTTACATCGTCTTTCATGATGCCTTAGCCTCTTCCAGCTCAATTAGCTTCTCAAGGTAGTGAATAGCTTTGTGGAGATCAGCTACGCCACCTTTGTCACGCCAGCGGGACACGTATTTTACACAGTTTCCTTCAAAATAGCCAAGGTTATTTGCGTAAATATAGTCCCAAGGCTGAATTTCTTTCTCTTTGTAATGCTTTCCGCTTACTTGTTTAGTATTAGCTCTACTTAGCCCTGCTTGATACTCTTCGATCTCTTTAACTGTTGGTTTCATTGTTTGAGTACTTTCGTTGTAAATATTCAATGGAGAGGAACATCTCGTCAAAGTGTCCGTCTTCTACTTCGTTCATGACCAGTAAGCCTCGCCAGTGACGGTTACTCAGCTGATCCATGTAGTCTTCATCATGTAGATAATAACTACCAGCCACGATAGCACATATAGGCTTACCATCAGCACGTTTACCATAAGCGATCTGTTTACCTTGTTGATGACCAGCAACACAAGACATATGAAGCTTGCTAATGATAGCAGCAGGAGAGGCAGCGGGTCTCCCCATAGCACCCACAGGCCAGTAGTGGTTAAAACCAACACCGTTGATAAAAACAGGACGAAGAAATTCATGTACTTCCCAATCTTTCAAGTTGAGGTCATCGTAGGTCAGTAGGCCTTCAAGCATGGGATTGTTGTTCACAGCCCTTGTGAGGCGATGTTCATGATTACCCTTCAAGAAGACCATACGAGGCTTGTACACCTTCTGCTTAGCGTCCTTCTGAGCCTTCTGGAGGCTGTGTAGAGGGTTCAGTAGGGAGAGCATCCCTGTGTTCCCTGCTGCAACGTCAGCTAGGTAGCGCTTACCTTCAAAGTACTTGCTACCTGCTTTGTCATGGCTTGAGAGACTAGGGAAGTCCCAGTGATCTCCCAAGTGAACCACTACGTCAGGACGGTACTCACAGATAGCTTTACCAGCCCATTCTAGATGCTCTTGTGGGGCATCAGGTTTGGCTTGGGTATCTGGAATAACTAGGATTCTCATTCATCGGCTCCGAAAGGAACTGCTTTGTAGATCTCAGGATTAGCTAACAAGAGCTTTTGAAGGATCTCATCGTTCAAGCTACGTCCATATCCAGCCAAAGGTTTACCTGTGTATTGACAAATCTCATTTATTGGGAAGCTGACTGAGTAGTACACCTGCTCTTTGATGTTGTAGCCATAGTGCTCGTTAAGCGCATCTAAGATCTTATCCAAGACACACATCCAAGTGCCGTCCTGTGGCTCAATGAGAACTGTGTGCTTCAATGGGACAGTTTCATCGAACTCGTTAACCCACGGCTGAGTAACCATCTCAAAAGCCCAGTAGTCCTCATCTTCCAACAGCAGCTCTTTGTTGTCCACAAACGCAACAGGCTGTGTCCACAAAGAAGTGAACTTCTCTCGAACTGCTTGCATTGAAGCTTTGACATTATCAAACATTGTTAATCCTTTTACAGTTGTTGGTTGAATTATTCTAGCAAAATACTCAATCAGCGGCTGGTGATTGCTCATCTGTGTACTCCGTGTCGTCTTGGTATTTCTTAGATGCTTCAATACCTCTCTCCAAGGCAGTGATGATACCTAATCGTAGAAGTGAACAACGCTCCTCATCATTCATGTCGAATGTGTAAGTAGCGCTACCATCTTCATGTTCCTTGCGTAAGTTTACTTCCATCTGATACTCTCTTTCTTGTTTCGATGATCCAATCATGAGGGATCGTTTTGTCTGAATACAAAAAGCCGTTTTTAACACACCACTGAGCATACGTTGTACGTGAACCCTTGTTTAGCTTTTGATTGCTATTAGAGAATACAAAACGTATGTCCAAGTGTGGTTGTTGCCTTTTAATCAGCATGTGTTTCTTACGGTCTGCAATTAAGAATCGTCCCTTAGTCTCCACGATGATACCATTATCTAGCACAAAGTCAGGAGTATACTGATGTTCACTCGCTGGCTTGATGTACTTGATCTTAGTCTCTTCGTAGGTGAAAGGAACCCCTGCCTCAGTGAGAGCCTTAGCGACATCTTCCTCCAAACCGCTACGCCACCCATGCTTCAAAGCATTAGCTCTCTTCGAGCTTGTTGCCTTACGGGTTACCATTTTCACGTTCTTTCAGCATTGCGTCTGCCATTGCATAAGAATCTTGAGCGATGTCTTTAAATAATTTCAAACTTTCTTCATCTGCCTTTTGATCAGTAGGAAACCACTCAATTGCACTATCAAAAATCCCCTGCATCGCCTTAGCAGCAAAGTAGTCACGTAATGTCATGCCGTGAGCAAACTCATCAGGGGTTGGTACTAATTGTGGAAAAGCAGGTTTGTTCATATTTTAGTCCTTACAACTTAGTTTTTTCGTATTGGTGCATCAAAGAACCGAAGGCATCGACAAAGATCTCGTTATGGTCAGTCTGCCCCATTGAGAACATGATCGCATGGACTAACTCATGAAAGAAAGTCTGCTCAGTGTAGTTCTTGTTCATCCCTGATCGTAGATAGATAATCTGAGTAGTACAGTCACATTTACCGTACTCGCTCAAGTCATCTACGTACTTGACTGTCCACTGACATCCGACAAGCCAGAAGGTCGTTGGAATACTTGGTTTGGAACTCGTCTTAACCACAGCAGGTGTCCGTTTTCTGTAACACGTTCTTCGGTAAGACCAGCTTCAAGATATGATTTAACAACTGCTGCATACATTTCCTCTTCAGTTTTACAATCAAGTAAGATCTTCTCTGCCTTCTTAGGCCCGATACCTTTCAAGCCGATGATGTTGTCAGTACGATCCCCTGTGAGCATCTGTGTGTAGAAGTTACGAAGACCTTGCTCCTCGGTAACGTAGTACTCTTCATGCTTCACGAAGTTGTAATGCCAACCTGCAACTTGATCTAGGTCTTTGTCAATGGAGACAATCCATCCACCTGTCTTAGTTGCCTCGATAGCCACTGCATCATCAGCTTCCTGTCCTTCAACCAGTTCTGCACCAAGGCGCTGGAGATGGGTACGGATAGCATCGTAATGAATTGGCCTCTTAGCATCTTTCCTGTTCCCTTTGTAAGGCTCAGTGACTGCTATAGCATCTCGATAGTTACCTTTACCTGTGATGTACGCTTTGTAGTCATCACATTGGAGATTCTGGTAAACGATCTCATTGACTAAGTTAGTCACACGAGCCAAACAAGTAGCCTCATCAACGTCTTCACTAGCGAAACCTACTCGGTAACAGATAATGTCGGCATCGATGATGGCTAACTTAGGACGCTTGTTAGAGGACGTCATCCGTCTGAGCTTCTGGCACGTAAGTCTTCACTTCAGTGACCATGACTGTCTTCAGAGACGGTGCATTGCCATGCTTAGCTGACATACGGTGAGTGTATGAACCCACGATAGCTACGCACTTAGAGCCGTTACCCAAGGATTCGATAGGCACTTCTTTGAGGGTATCATCTGTTGGCTTGAACAAGTACTTGCTCTTAGCTACGATGAAGTTACCCATAGCATCCTTGTGCTTGACTTTGATGCCCAAGCTTGTGAGCTTAGCTGCATCGTCATCGCTGATGTTACCGATGGTACATTCGTACTTGTCGTTGTCTGTGTTGAAGGCTTTGTTGAACTCAGCCATCCACTTAGTCCAAAACAACTCACCGCTAATCTTCACTGGTTTCAAATCGCTCATCTGGTTTCCTTACTTGGTTAGGCCGTAGCCGATGGGGTTTCCACGGATGTGGAAGGGTTTTGAGCAACTGCTTGCTCATCAATCTTCTTCAAGAGCACGAAAGCGCCTGTCTTAGTTGGCAGCTCTCCGAGTACTTGAAGAATGAATTGTACTTCATTTGGTTCGAGATTTAAGTTCATAATTTTCCTTTCAAAGTTAATGGGTTTCTCTCCAGTTTCTACCTATCTTGTATTCCCCATCGAGAGGACATTGTAGCTTAAAAGCTACACCAGCTTCTCTGATGGATTGTACACAAGCTTTACCTGCTTGCTCAGCTATCTCAGGTGAGCACTCAAATTGAATCTCATCGTGGACATTAGCGACTAGCTTAACATCCCAAGAGTTAGCCTTAATTTTATCATTGAAGATCACTAAAGCTTTCTTCATGACAATCGCGCCAGCGCCCTGTAGTAAGCTATTGAGCGCCGCATGTTCACTACGAACCCATATTTTACGACCATCAAGCCCGGGTACAGAGCCCTTGCTCGCATCCACGGATACTTTACTACGTAGACGTTGCAGCGCGGGAGTCCCTTCAAGAAAGGAATTGATGAGCTTCTGTCCAGCATTACTACTACCACCGACAATCGAGCCAATCTTTGAAGCCCCTGCGCCGTAGAGGAAGGCGTAGATGAACGTCTTCGCTTGGTCACGAGTTTGTAATCCGGCTGCTTTTTGATTAACCGTGTGGACATCCGTGCCGTCTTTAGAGCTTCCCTCGGTGACTGTCTTGACATAACCCTCATCCTCCATGTAATGAGCCAACATACGTAGCTCCAAACCACTTGCGTCACATCCTACTAGGACGTTACCTTCCTCAACAGTCCAGCACTGACGACACTCAGGGCCGTAAGGTGAGCCTGAGTTAGGGATCTGTGCCATGTTAGGCTTCATGTGAGTCATACGGCCTGTTACAGCCCCGTTGGTGATGACTCTACCGTGTACCCTGCCGTCCTTGCCTACTACCTCTAACCACGATTCAATCTGAGCTATGCGCTTACCTAGCATCATGTACTCAGCTACGAACTGAGCTAGAGGGTACTTCAACCCCATCAAAGTACTTTCATCTACGATAGCCTGTCCATTAGGATGACTAGCTGTAGGGTCAGTGAACTTCTTAGGCTTCCACCCTAGAGCGATAAGCTTCTCAGCTATCTGTTGTCTAGAGGCAGGGTTGAACACCACAAGCTCAGGCTTGAGAGTCTTACCTGTCTTCTCAGAGATACGCTCAACCTCGTATGGAGGATACTCTTCCTGCATCCTGTCATTGATGGCGCTCATCTTCCCCTTGAGCTCAGCCAGTAGACAAGTAGCGTGAATGGTGTCTAGTTTGAAACCGTTCTTCTCTTGCTTGTTGATTATGCTGGCAACTCTATGCTCAAGATCGACACTATCAGTAGAAAACCCGAGCTTATTGCAATCATCTGAAAGTCTCTTGTAAAGAGCGCATAACACAGACACATCACGACGGCAATAATACTCAAGAAGACTGTCAATATAATTATCAAAGCTTTCCCCGTCATATTCTTCCCTTCTGTTCATCATCCATTGCCACGTTGCCTTGTAGTCCAGCTTCGCTACCCCTAGAGTTTTTCCCCATGCGTCTAGGCTGTGTCCCCCGTCCCTCGTTGGCTCTAGCAACCTTGACACTATCAATGTATCGTACGCTTGCTTCAATCCAATCTTCGTCTTCCATAGCCTGTTTAAGATCGGAAAGTCGAATGATATTCCGTTGTGTGCTGCGATCAACGTAGCGTCCTTTAAGTAGTCCCAAAGTCCTGTTGGAGCTTTCCATACTTTCACTTCTCCTGTGTCAATGTCCTGCGTAACAGCGAGATGAATGACGTCATGCGCCATGTTTGTCTCAATGTCGATAGCAATACGTTTCATGTTACTTCCTCTGTTTCATAACCTGCTATATGCTCATGTAAAGCTTCTCGACAAAACTTAGGCATATCTTCTTTTCTCACTGGCTTCAATGAAGAATAGATATAGAACGACAAACAATCAGTCCTTCCTTCGCGCATCAGTAAACCATAACAGGTCTTATCTGTAGTCTTCACTTTCTGCTTATCGTTAGAGAAGGCTACTCTCCATCGGTAGTCTGTCTCAGACCAGCGCCTATCTTCAGCGTGAGCATCGTAACAGCGATAGTAGATCATTTACGTTCCTGCGTCACTTCAAGTTAAGGAAGAGGCCAATTTGAGCGAAGGCATAGCCTATCCACATGATACCAGCACCCATGTCACCTTTGAGCCACTGTAGCGTTCCTACAACAGCGTAGCCGATACCGATAGTACCTACGATGATCATCTCAATCATGATGCTTCACCTCTTGCTCGGATTGAATCGGCAATGTCATGCGCCCTTCGATCACCTTCAGAACAACTCCCACGACCACAACCGCAAAACCAGTCTTCAGCGACAACAGCACACGCCTCACGTTCTTTAGCTGCCACCAGTTTGGCAAAGTGAGCAATTTGTGCATAGCTAAGTCCAATGGGGTCGCCAATATAGGTGACAGTCAAACCAGCCTGTCTAGCCATCTCAATGATTTCATCTTGTGTCATCCTTCTACTCCTGTTAGCTCTACCATGCGCCCTGTGTTCATATCGTACACGAGAGAACATGCTGGCCCAGTTAAACCGTTGTACCTGTTCTTCGCAACTGCTACCTTAGTCGTGTGACGTATGAGAGGATCAGTGCTCATAGAGTTACGTTCCAAAGTGATAACTGCATCAGACAACTGAGCGATAGCACCTGAGCCACGTAGCTGAGATAATGATACAGATGAACCATCTTCATGTCCCTTGTCAGTGCTAGGTCGCTTGAGGTGGGATACGCAGATCAAGGTAATACCTGTCTCCTGCACCAGTGTACGCAGACGAGTCATCAAGACATCAATAGACTTCCGCTCATCATTCCCGTCCATACCAGAAACAACGAGAGATATATGATCGAGAAACACCACACGGCAATCGCAACCACGCGCCATATACCTGATTCGATTGAGAACATTATCGATGGCAAGAGAGCCGAAATGGTCAAAGAGAAAAACACGGTTAGTCCCAAGAGTAGCATCGAATGCCTCCTTCAGTTCTCGTTCGGTAACAGGGGTGTCTGGCAGATGAAGTTTTTTGTTTGCGTGTAAGGACATAATTGACCTTGCGGTTTTTCGCACTGACTCCTCCAAGAACATTCCGCCAACATTCCACTTTGTAGTTTCGAGTATTCGATAGAGGATTTCACGGAGAAACTGGGACTTACCAAGACCACTTCCAGCTGTGACGGTGATGAGCTCTGCTGGTCGCAAACCATACAGGAGCTCGTTGAGTCCTTTGAAGGGGTAGAAGGCTTCTGCAACGGGCTCAGGCGTAGATACGCTGTCCCAAAGCGTTGAGGCTTGGACGATCCCATCTGGTACGTAACTCTCAGCTCTCCACCATTGGTTAACGTAATCGCTTCCTCGTCCGTTAATGAGGTAATCACAGGCATCTTTGCACTCCTTTAAATGTTTAACTATCTTAACTTTATTTCCGAACAGTTCAGCTACTTCCTTAGCTGCCTTCTGTCCAACTTCATCGGCATCGAAACAGATCACGATAGACTCGAAGCTATCTAGGTACTCATACTGAGCCTTGCAGTCTTTAACAGCCGCTGAAGCCCCATTACGGATGCTCACAGTAGGCCACTTGCTGCCTGTCATCTGATACGAAGCTAGGGCATCAAGCTCACCCTCGACAATGGTGATGTACTTCCCTGCCTTCTGGAACAAGTTCTGACCAAACAGTGTAGCTTTGTTGAAGTTCCCTGCAATGGAGAATGTCTTGTTCTCTACTGAGCGGATCTTCTCAGCTACCTTCGCACCTGTCTCATCGTAGTACGGATAGAAGTGCTTACCTGTCTCCTGTGTGACACCGAAGTACTCACAGGTCTCTCGTGAGATACCTCTGTCCACGATAGCTTTAACTTCCCCTGTTGTTTTCATCTGAAATACCTTTACTTGTTGTTTTTGTACCACAGGCTCATCTCCTGACCCATTGACGTAGGAATTACATGCGAAGCAGTACTGGTGTCCATCATCGTAGAGAGAATTAGCGTCACTTGAGCCACACTCAGGATTCTCACACTGTACGTGCTTAATGAACTTAGAAGCTACTTTGAGATTACTCATGCTTCACCTCTTGATGTGGGTTCCCCACGTGCTCGGATTGTGTTGGCGCATTGTTGTTGAATGTCCCACTCACCGCCGTCATCTTCTTGCGCTTCACAAACCTTTGCACACGCCTCACGCTCTTTAGCAATAGCTCGTCTTGCAATGTCAACAGCATGAACAGCAAATTCCTCACGCTCTGCTGCTGCACTGACAGTTACTAAGTGCATCAAACGCTGCATCATGAAGTCGTGTGTCCAAGTTTGGTAACGCTCGGATTTACTGTATTGCGCTGCAATCTCTTGTGCCATCTCAATGATCTCTGGTGTCATCTTAAATGTCATCTTCTAGCTCCTGTCTAGCACCACAGTCGTCACACTGAGCGTAGTTCCAATGAGCTTGTCGATACATAGGGCCACCACACATATCACAAGTCCATTCATCCTCGCTACATTCATGTTGTTCATCTTCGTCATTAATCATGTATTGTTCTCCAATCGCTCATTCTTAGCCTTGCGTTTGGCTTCACAAGCTCTGTAAAAATCCAAGTGACTCCTCAAGTCAAGTGTCGTGTCATCGCGGACTTGAAGAACCTCTTCATCCGTCAGCTCAATCCAAGGTCGTTCCATTACCGCAAAGCCTATTGGTTGCCGTCCCTCTGGGACATATGGTGTGGTGTAGAGAGGCGTTCCATTTGCGCGAATCCAATCATTTAAACCTTGATCTTCTTTCCAATAAATTGTTTCACCTTCTAACCACGCCACAGGCTCACCCTGCTCTACGCTACCGCTTTGCTTAGCTAACAAACTCATCACTTTGTCATTTAGCGTGTCTATCGTTACTTGACAGTGGGCACATTGAAGATTAACAACTTGTCGATCTAGCTTTAACAAGGTTTCTTCTAGGGCTTTGATGGCTGTTTGATGCGCCACTTCCAATGCCACAAGACCGTGAATCCTTGCAAGCCTTGATGGGTATTTCCCGTACAAAGACTCAGCTTCTCTGGCTTCATTTGAAACCGAATCAACAGAGTTTTTCAACGCCTCAAGCGCCAGCTTCATTGCTTCTACACTATCGTTTTTACTCATTGCTTGGCCTCCAGTTGATTAATCCTATCAGACAGTACTTCCACCATTTCAGTCAACACTGCCACCTCAGCAGTAAGACGGGCATTACGAGCCCTCATGAGCTTGTTTTCAAGCTCTAATTCACCCACCATGAAGTCTAGTTCACGTTCTTGTTCAGTCATTGTTTAACCCCCTTTACGCCTACTGGCTTAATTGTTAACAGCCACGCCTCAAACCGAGCATCAGTGTTACTAGGCTTTGACCGTACCTTTGGCTCTGGCTTCGGTGCTACCTTCTTTTCATAGCTAGGCCACGGTGCATTAGGCGCTAAAATTGTTTTGTAAATCATGGACACACACCTTACTGTCACTTAAGTGACACCTACGTCTCATTTCAACGAGACTTTTATTAAAGTTAAGACAAAAACAAATAATGATATAACCATCTTATCTGTCTCCCCAATTTTCATGTCGAAGATCAAACGCTACCTTTTCCATATAATGATAAAACTTTGTTTCTGTTGCAATACGTTTTTCATCATCAGTTAAGACAATTAAACCCTTATCGTAAGCCCATAGAGCATAACTTGGGTCGTAATTGCATAACCAGTAGATCGTTTTACCCTTGTGTTTTCCAAAAGTTACCATGTTTCAGTCCCCATCAACGCCCTTAGATCAGACGTTACCTTATCCCATCCATGCTCTTTAATCAAAGACATGAAGTTGTTCATTGTGTTGAAGTAGTGCATTTCCTCCATGACTTCCTCAAATTCCTGATTGTCTTCTGGTTCTTTGTCAATTAACAATGCTTTCATTTTTCCCATAATACCCCCTTTGTCTTTTAAGACTACATAGTATTCTTCTTATGTAGTATATAAATAGTGTATTAACATAGAAGTTCTTAAACTTCATAGTCATCTCTAGAGTCATTAGAGTCTACTACATAGCTATATAGTACATCAATGTCTTCTAGGGAAACCCCTGTGTACGACAAGTCTTCCAGATCAGCCTCATCATCATCAACATCTAGATCAGCCTCGCTAATGAGGTCTTTTCTGTCAATGGTAGGCACATACGGCTTAACATCTTCAAAACAGACCTTGCAAAGGTCAATAAACTGAAAAGTGTTGGCATTACGACGAGTAGATTCAAACTCAGTCAGTAAACGATCACAGCAGCTACAATGCATTTTCTATCCTTAGGGTGTTGCGGAATTGGTTGGTAGGTACAAAAACGCTTCTAGGTAGGTTTAAATCGTTTTAAACGCTACTTTTGAGCTTTTCTTCCTCTGTCGGATTCACTTCAAAGGTCGGATGTGTCTCAACCATGATGTGTCGGCGTTGAATTGCTCGGATTTTATGGATGTATCGTTGAAGCTTCTCCTGTCGTGCTCTAACGCTCTTTTGTAGGGAAAAACCTAACTCGTTGATTTCTTCTTCTGTCCACATGGCGTTTTGTTGTTTAAACTTTGCGTCATAGTACGATTCTAGAAACATCAAACGATCATCCACAGTTGCAAGCCTTCGACTTGACAAGGCAGAGTTACATTCCTGACAGCAAGCCACAGTTACGGCAGGAATCCTGTCTTGTTTCCTCTTTTTGTACGGCATAGCGTCAATTAAGCTAATCGGCGGCACATGATCTAGCCCCTCGGCAGGATCACCGCAGTAAAAGCAATAATAGCCCTCTGTCGTATAGTGTCGAGTATATTTGTGATGGTGCATTTTTATTAAATCTTGTCTGTGCTTGCGTGTAGCCATAACTTACCCTTATAAAGCTATAAAGGTAAGACTTTAGCATACGAACCTTACACGAAACTTACAAAGGGCTCTCAGGCACATCCTTAAGTCTATCCTCTAACCATTTCTTATGATCCTCAGGTGTCCAAGGTGTCAAAGGGTTATCCTCAGTCGGAAAAGGCCACGTATAGTGTTGTATTTTCACAACGTTCATTACATTCACCATAAGTCCTCCGCAATGATGTAATCGACAAAGTAGCCAATGATAATCATTATCATTCTTCTATCTCCGACACATCGGCAATGTCCCACAAAACATCGGGTAAAGCGGTAAAACTGCCTCCATCCATGTTTTTAGCGATCATCCATGCTTGTTTTTCATTATCTGCCTCAATTTCGCATATTAATGTAGTTGTCATACATGCTAAAACTTTAAAGGTTTTCATTATCTCATTCTCCCAAGTCATAAGTTAAATTGTCCAATTTATCCCCGAAGTTATCCCATTCGAGATAAAAATCTAAGTCTGTCTCATTGTGCTCACTAGCTAAAATAGGTGAATACTTTTCCATTACCTTCTTAGCCTCAGACAGTAAGCCGATCAGCTCATCCCGTGTGCTGCGAAGCTCATCTGTCAATGGATTGCCTTCTCGCCACAATCGGCGCTCCAAGTTAAGAAATTCACGATTATTTAACATGATTAGACCTCTCAGTGAGTGGTTGATAAGAGAGCACGGCAAAGAGCATCACCCTCTTGAGTGTCAATGGCCGTTGATAAGGCGTCAACATAGGCGTGATATTGCACATGGTCAGGCCTAAGATTGACCCCGCCATTCTTGCGTGTCGATTGAACGATCAACCCTGCCTTTTCGTGATTGTAGGCGAGATAATGCTTTGAGGTGTGTAGTGTTTTCATCATTGTCAGCCCCTTAGAATTGACGGTATACGATGGAATACGTGGTGTTACCAATGAGCACGCCCTCATCTGCTAAGTAATCCAATACGGCGGCCTCTTGTTCATCATCTGACTCGTTTTCGTCAATCTCGATTGAGTAATCAGAGGCGATAGACTGCCAAGTACCCTCTGAGAATTCACAACAGACGGCGATAACATCTAACTCCGTCTCCTCACCGCATGATTGTTCAATTTCTTCAAAGTACTCAAAGAGAATCCCAAGGCCACAGAGACTGAAATTGTCAGGGCGAAGGGCTTTGAATG